TTGTGGCGGTATTAAGCGAAGTTTTGCAAGGGGTTCAATTATTGTTTATAGAGAATTTTATGGTTGCACTGGCAAGACAAATGAAGGCTTGAAAATGAACGTTCCAGAGATTGCTAAGACAATTAAAGAGCTTCCAATGGGCGAGAAAATGGATGCAATGGTTGCTGACCCTGCAATATTTGATGTCTCAAGTGGTGAATCAATTGCTAATCAGTTTGAGAAACAAGGAATTGGCTGGCTCCCAGCCGATAACAAGCGAGTCAATGGCTGGCAACAAATTAGAGCAAGATTTACAGGCAATGAAGACGGGCAACCCCTATTATATATTACCAAGAATTGTCGCAATCTATTAAGAACATTGCCCTTAATGCAATATGATAATTCTAAACCTGCAGATTTAAATACAGATTTAGAAGACCACGCAGTTGATACTTTGCGCTATTTATGTATGAGTCGACCAATTGTTCCAGACGAGATTAAAAGACCAATGACATTGGAAGAATCAATTGCTAAAGAGTTGGAAGTTCAAAAGCTAATTGACGAGATAAAAAAACAAAATGAACTATTGACAAGAAAAAAATAAAGTTTAATATAAAAAAATATGACAATGAATCAAATTGAAACACAAGACGAATTATCATCACTAACAGGCGAGCGGAGGCTTGTTGATATTTGGCGTCGTGAAATTGACAATGCTAAAAAATATCACGATAAATCAAAAGCAGTTGCTAAAGAGTATCAAGATTTATATGAGTCTCAAGAGCAAGAATCAGAAACAAGAATATCATTAAAATCTAATTACCCAATATTCTGGAGCAATACTCAGGTTTTAAGACCCCTTCTATTTTCAAAACTTCCAAAAGCTAATATTACTCAATCATTTTTTAATGATGATGAGATTTCAAGAATATCAAGCGAATTAGTTGAAAGATTAATTACTTATTTGCTAAAAGAATCTGATGCCGAAAATCAAATTGAGAAAATAAGGGATGCTTTTTTAGTTCAAGGAATTGGAATACCAAGAATTGTTTTTATACCGCCTGAACCAATTGAAATTAAAACTAAAAAGAAAAAAGAAAAACCAAAGATGGAAGATGATGGCGAAGATAATGGTGAATCAGAAAATGAAGATGAATCTTCATCTAAAGATACTACCGAAGATATGGCAGAAGGTGAAACCGAGGACACAGAGGAAGAAACATCCTATGAAGTTGACGAAGAAAAAAAATCATTTACTATTGAATTTGTTGATTATCAAGATTTTCTTAAATCTACAGAAAAAGAATGGAAGAAAATTAGATGGGTTGCATTTAGAAAATATTACTCGAGAAAAGAATTGATTGATTATTTTGGCAAAAAAGGCGAGAAAGTGCCAATGACTAATAATAAATTTGAATATCTTGGTGAACAAGAAGAAGATTTATATAAATTATGCGAAGTTTGGGAAATTTGGGACAAAGAAAACAAAGTATGTCATTTTATTACTTTTGCTGGTGATGGATATGTTTTAGATAGTCAAGAAGATGGATATAATTTAAAAAATTTCTTCCCAATACCAATGCCGATGGGGCTTAATGAATCTAAGAAGTTATTACCTGCTCCGTTATATTCTAAGTATAAAAACCTTTGTGAAGATTTAACAGATATTCACGATAGAATCCAAAGTTTAGTCAAACAAGCTAAGTTTACAGGTGCCTACACTTCATTTGCTGAACAAAGCGATGTAGAAAATATAATGAATGGCGAGGATGGTGAGTTTAAACCACTTAAAACCACTGCTAATATTGATGATGCTAGAAAGTTAGTTGTATTCAAGCCACTTAATGAAATTGCCAACACAATTACAGTTTTAAGAACTGAAAAAATGGCTTTAAAACAAGATATCCAAGAAATAACTGGATTATCTGATATTGTGAGGGGTGCTAGTGTTGCTTCCGAAACTGCAACAGCACAACAGCTAAAAGGAAACTTTGCAATTAGTAGAATTCAACCGCTACAAAAAGAAGTTGAATTTACTATTAGGGATACATTGCGTTTATTAGCTGAATTAGCAGTTGAAAAAATGTCAATAAATGAAATTATTAAAATAACTGGTTTAAAAGTGGTTGATGTTGATTTAATTATGAACCAAGCAAAAACTAGTATTGAATTACAAAAACAAGAAGCGATTTCCTTATTAAGCCCACAAGACCCAGATTATCAAAACAAAATAATGATGCTGGAACAACAAGCACAACAAGGATTACAAAATACATTTAAAGATTTACAAGACCAATTAAAAGGCTTTCATATTCAATTAAAAGATTTAAAGAAATTAGAAAAAACAATTAAGGATGATAAACTCCGTTGTATTTCTATTGATATAGAGACAGATAGCACGGTAAAATTAGACCAAAACCAAGAAAAAATGGATAGAATGGAGTATATTCGCACTATTAGTCAAACAATTCAATCTATGGTGCCAGCGGTTCAAACTGGAGTTATTTCAAAAGATGCCTTAAATGAATTTGTTATATTTGCCTCTAAACCATTTAAAGTTGGTCGCAACCTTGAAAATTATCTTAAAAATGAAGAGCCAATTGAGGAAAAACCCGACCCGCAAGCAATGATAGCACAAGCTGAAATGGAACTTAGACAACAAGAATTACAACTAAAAGCACAAGAAATTACTGGTAAATTAGACTTAGAACAACAAAAAGTAAATGTTGAAAAAGCCAAAGTTTTATCTGACCAAAATAAATTTGAGCAAAAACTAGAATTTGAGGAAGCTAATAAACAAGCCGACAGGGAAAGCAAGAGACTTGATATGAAAGTTAAAGCTGGAACTGAACTTGTTAATGAGCAAATTCGTAATGCTAACCAACCAATATAAATATAATATGCCATTAAAAAAAGGTTCATCAAATAAAGTTATTTCTGCTAACATTAAAAAAGAAATGAAGGCAGGTAAACCACAAAAACAAGCAATAGCTATTGCTTTGTCTAATGCTGGTAAATCTAAAAAGAAAAAATAAATATGAAAAAAGGTTTATACGCAAATATTCACGCTAAAAGAGCAAGAATTGAAGCTGGCTCAGGCGAGAAAATGAGAAAAGTAGGGACAAAAGGTGCTCCTACTGCTAAAAATTTCAAAGAAGCTAAAAAAACTGCTAAAAATGACAAAAAAAACAGTTAACCTAAGTATAGGTCGCGGTGAGAAGTCAAAAACAGGAGGACTCACCGCCAAAGGTAGAGAAAAATATAATAATGCTACTGGAAGCAATTTAAAACCACCAGTAAGTAGAGAACAAGCACAGAAAAGCCCAAAAGCGGCCGCTCGTAGAAAATCCTTTTGTGCTAGAATGTCAGGAGTTCCTGGTCCAACATCTAAAAATGGTAAACCAACTCGTAAAGGATTAGCATTAAAAAAATGGGATTGTTAAATGACTACTAAAAGACTTACTTATGTAGACGGACAAGCTCATTGGATTGAAATTGAAGATAAACCAAAGAGCAAATTGCCTGAAGGCCTTAAGGAAGATTTAACTATCAATGGTTATATTAGTAAATATGGTTCAATTTATAACCATGGAGACGGAAAGCATTACACTACTAAAAACTCCTACCTTGATGCTTTGAAGCGGAAAGGACAACATATAAAAGATTATTAAAAAAACTATTGACAATTATTATTAACCAATTATTTTTATTATGGATATAAAAGACGACTACAAAAACGAAATGCTTGATTTAATCAAGCAAAATAGCGAAATTCAAGAGCCAGAAGCTGTTGAAGAAACTGAAAACGAAATAGTCGAAACTGAAAATATCGAAGAAACCGAAAATTTAGAGGGCGACAACCAAGAAAAAGAGGTTGATATTGATAAACAATTATCAGGACTACCAAAAGAATTGGTTGAAGCAGTTAAAACCTTTAAAGACCCTGAAGACAGGGAAAAAGCTATAAGAATTGCCAAAGAACAGCGTGCAAGAGAAGACAGGCTACATTTACAACTTGGCAACACAAAAAAGGAACTTGAAAATGTAAGTGGATTATTAAAAAATTTAGAAAGTAATCCTGCTGAAACTTTCAAAGCCTTAGCAAAAAGAGTCAATTTTGACCTTAAACAAGTCGTAGATGAAGCTGTTTATGAAGATGAGTTATATCTCACTCCAGAAGAGCAAATCAAACGAGAAGCAAAAAACATTCAACAAAATTCTTACCAACTATTACAAAACGAAGTAAATAAAAGAGAATCTAAAGAGTTATTGGCAGAATTTTTAGAGGATACTTCACATAGTGAAGATTTAATTGTTGAACATCAAAAAGAATTCATTAATTTTTATAATCAAGAATTAGTAAAAAATGGTGTTCAAGATTATTACCCCTTAAAAACTCGTAGAAAAGCATTAGAAACCGCTTATAAAAAGATTGAAATTTTACAACCTGATTATGAAAATAAATTAAGGGAAAAAATTTTAAAAGAACTAAATGAGCAAAAAAAGGAAAAATTCGAAGATGCTAAAAAGCAACAAAGAATTTCAAAACCTGTCGCTAATGCAAATAAACCAATGACTTATGAAGAGGAACAAAAAGCTTTGATTAGGAAATATTTGTAAGAATATAATTTATATATTATATGGCTGGAAATCCAAATTATACTTCATTAATTTCGTCAACTTTGGACAAATATATGAAAAACTCCGTTACATCATCTGTAATTGGAAACAATGCATTGCTAAGAACTTTGCAAAACAAAGGTAAAATCGTTCACGAAATAGGTGGAAGAAATTTTCAAGAGAATATTGCTTATGCAAGTAATTCAACTGTTCAATTTCAAAACCCAACTGACCTTTTAGATACTTCTGCTCAAGATGAGTTTACTTCTGCACTTTTTGCACAAAAAATGCTTACAGGAACTGACCAAATCTCTGAAAAAGAATTATTACAAAATGCTGGCGACAGCAGAATCTTTAATCTTTTAGAAGGTAAAAGAAAAAACTTAATGGATACTTTAAGAAACCAACTTGGAGCAGCTCTTTATGGAGATGGAACTGGTTCAGGTGGAAAAACCATTGGCGGATTGCAATTGTTAATTGCTGATGACCCAACAACTGGAACAGTAGGTGGAATAGACCGTTCAACCAATTCATTTTGGAGAAACCAAGTTTATGACTTCTCAACCTCTGCTGGTGGTAATGCTTCT